AAGGTAAACCATCTATCTCTCTTAGAACTTTACCTTATCCTGATGTGGGTCATTTAGGTATTGACATTGATTCTAAGACATCTGTACGAATGAACTCTGGACTTACTATGAATATATCATCAACGCTAATAGGTATCGACTCTACTGGTGCGTTAGGTATTAAATCAGGCGCCCCTATGAACATATACGCTACTGGTGCGTTAGGATTAGGTGCTAGCGGACTACTTAATATGGACGGATCACTTGTTCATATTGGTGAAGATACTGCAACTGGTACTAAAAACTTACTTGTGGATCATGATGCGTTAGTAAAAGCACCTCAACTGTTACAGTCTGCAACAGCACTTTCTCCATTACAGTTTGGTATACAAGAGACAGCTACATGTGTTGCACCTGGTGAGATACCAGCTAGTAGACCACAGTTATTTGGCAACAGCTTTGTAGAGAAGCAGAACCCAGCTACAGTTAGCTTTGAGAGTCATGACGATGAACGCTTTCAAGACTTATGATAAATACTATAGAATATAAGGCTTTAGGAAATTAAATGTCAATAGGTTGCGATACAAGTACTCCACTATCATCAAGATTTGACGCACAGGTCCTACGGGCTGATAGTGCTATTTTTGATACACTCTTTGATGCGTCTAGTATGTTGACACAGACGAATCCTTTAGATAGAGTGGATAGGCAGACTGCGATAGACATGACGAATAGTCTTAACAGTGCATTGTCTAATATGGACATGACGAATTATCCTACACTATCTGCTAGAGTGAACCAGTTCCCTATTACATACGTAGAGGTTGCGGACTTCATATATGGCAATAACACTGATACAACAACTCTATATCCTATCATAAGAGATTATAATCCTCAGCTATTATTACCCGTACCCTTTGATGACTTTCTATCTGATCTAGACTTCTACTTCGATGTTAATTTAGGTAAGACTATCTCTGGAGGTTTATGCGGTCAATTCGGTAACATCTTCACAAAGATACTAGGCTTATTCACATTGATTGATACAGCAAAGGCTCTTATAGATGACATCAAGAACCTATCTGAGAAAGATCCTCTTAAGAAAATTAAGTCTCTTACTCTACAGGGTGTTATTAAGTCATTGAAAGAGAACATTGATAAGATCATAAAGAAGCTTGTCAAGACTATTAAAAAGAAAATTGAGGCAATGGTTGATTCAGTAACGGACACTATCACAGATATATGTGTTGGTGCTGAACGAATGTATAAGAAACTCAAGAAGATGGCAGATGATATCAAGAAGTTTTTCGAAGAAGCGAGTATAGAGAAGTTCGTAGAGAGAATAGAGAAGTTTATCGCAGAGACATCTGCCCAGTTTGAAAGACTTACTGTAGAGAACGTTGCACTACTAATGTTTCGCTTCTGTCAGTTCACTGAGCTATTACAATCATTACTCTATGGAGGAGTCAACAAACTTACCGCTATAGCACAAGCAATAGCAGTACAGAAGACAATTGCAAAGAACGCTTCGTTACAAGAGACTGCCAGTGCTGTTGATGCTGGTGCAGTAAGAGTATCTGTTGAGTCTAGGTGCAAAACTATTAACACTATTATAACAGATAACAATGAGGCTGTCAAGAAGAATATTGAAGAAATTGACGATAGTTCATCAGGTCTTTCAGTAGATGGCGTAGTGGGTGATGTAGTGGATCCCACATCTGGTCGTAAATCAGAGCTAAATGCCATACTCAGTGATACGTCTAAGACTCCTGTACTCACACCGAAAGAGGCTACTCCAGAAGAGTTAGCGTTAGTGCGTACTATCACTGAAGATGGTCTATCAGGTTACTTCACGTTTACATCATCTGTGAAAAATAACAATCAGTGGCAAGGTGTTGCTCCTATAGTATGGGTCAAGCTTATACGTATGGTCAATATGACTAACATTGAATACGTTGTTAACTCAGCGCATAGAAACAAAAAATTAAACAAGGAGAAGGGCGGCGCTAAGAAGTCTATACACATGAGTGGCTATGCCATAGACATAAGGGTATCTGTGAGTAAGCGATCAAAGACATTCGTTGCCGCACAGTATGCAGGCTTTACAGGCATAGGCGTCTATAGTACATTCATGCATCTCGATTGTGGTAGTAGAAGAATGTGGGTAGCAGGACATGGCAGTCAAATAAATTCTAATTATCCTGTAGAAGTTAGTAATCGAGCTTTATGGGTAGCGGCTATACCTAAGCATGTCGCTGACGCATACAGAAAGAACAATGCATACTCAGGAATAAGTGATGAAGAACTCTCTAAGATTAAAGCGAAAGAGAATGAGCTGTCTAATACAGTATCGCTTATCACTGATCTAAGAGCAGAAGGTTTATAAAGATGTTGACGCCAATGCATAAATATAGTAAAGAGGAATATCGATGGCTGGTTTAACACCAAGAACACAAGCGCAAGAATTTTATTCAGACTTCAGTAAGAACTTGGATCAGATTCCTGGGCGTAAAGACCTGTCTAGACTACTCAACGAGAACTCTATCAAAGAGTCTATAAAGAATATTGTCTTGACCAATAAGGGCGAACGATTGTTTCAGCCTAACTTTGGTTGCGATATAAACGCTTCTCTGTTTGAGAACATTGATAATAATACTGTACTGATACTGCGTGATAACATTAAGAGAGCGATTAGGACGTTTGAGCCTAGATGCGATCTAAAGAATGTTGAGATCATTGCAGACTTAGATACTAATAATTTACAAGCGACTGTTGTGTTCAGTGTCATAAATACAAGTAGCACTACATCACTTACACTCGATCTTGTCAGGGAAAGATAATGGCCAATATATCACCAGTAACAAATTTAGACTTCGCCGCTACTAAGGAAGCCTTAAAAACTTTTCTTAAGAACCAGGACAAGTTCAAAGACTACGACTACGAAGGGTCGAACATGAACGTGTTGCTTGACGTTCTATCATACAATACCTTCTATAACAACTACTATTATAACATGTCTATCAGTGAGATGTTTCTTGATAGTGCTACACAACGCAATAGTGTTATAAGCCATGCTAAAGAATTAAACTACATGCCACGCTCTAGGCGCTCCTCTAAGCTACGTGCTGACCTTAGCTTCACAGTTCCAACAACTTTTGGATCAAACTTTCTCACCATCCCAGCGGGCACATCGTTCACTGGTCGATGCGGTAATAAGACATTCGTGTTTCTTAATGATAAAGCTTATGTAGCTGAAAGAGATGTCACTACAAGCACATTGTATAAAGCTAAAGACGTTGATCTATATGAGGGTCGTATTATAAGCGAGACTCTTACTATGGCAGATACAACTATCTCTAATGCTTGGATCGATACATCTAGTATTGCTCTTACAGTAAACGGAGACGTATTCACATACAAGAGTGAAATATTTGGTGTTAACTCTATAGACAAGGTATTCTATTTACAGCCTGAGAATGATGGTCGTTATAGCGTACAGTTTGGACAAAATAAATTTGGCTTCCAGCCAACGCTCACAGATACTATTAAGTTGTCATACAGAATTTCTTCAGGCTCGGACGCAGATGGTGTAAACTCTATTACGCTTCCGAATGCTTTTGGCGGCGCATCTTCAAACACAGTCTCAGTGACAGCACAATCTTCGGGCGGCTTTTACGCTGAGAGTCTTGAGTCGATTAAAACTTTTGCACCCAAGGCTTTACAGGTACAAGAAAGGGCTGTAACGAAAAGAGACTACGAGACATTGTTACGTGCTAGATTCCCTAATATAGAAGCTATCTCTGTATATGGTGGTGATGAAGTAGATCCTCCACAATATGGTAAAGTAATTATCTCAGTAGATGTTACTGGTGGTGAGGGTGCGGCAGACTATGAGATTGCTAACTTCAAGAACTATCTTAGTGATAAGACTCCATTAACTATTGAGCCAGTCTTTGTATCAGCTAAATTCTTGTTTGTCAACACTGTTGTTAACGTTATTTACGATGCTAACCTTACTACTAAATCGGCTTCGCAACTTAGATCAGAAATACAGAACGCTATTCTTACGTATCAGGGATCTAATCTTGCTGACTTCAATAAGACATTACGACAGTCTAGACTAGCCGCTTACCTAGATGCAGTAGATAACTCAGTGATCAGTACAGACATTGTAGCTAAACCTGTTATCGAATACGTGCCAGTGCTTAACATTGCTAGTAGTCCATCGTTCTCTTTTGAAGATACTCTATTACAGCCATATGCATTTGACGTATCACAAGGCTTCTCTGCATTCAAACCTGCTATACAATCTACCAAGTTTACTGTAGATGGTACGCTAGTTACTATGCAAGACAATGGTCTAGGTGCTATGATGCTCGTTACTGCTGATACAGAAGTACCAAGAGTGTTTAAAGCATCAGTGGGATCTGTTAGTTATATCACAGGTGCTATCAAGTTGTCAAATTTAACAATAGATTCCTTTTCATTCGGTGCAATTAAGTTTACTGCTACTACAGTTAATAAGGATGTCAAGACTCCTAAAGATAGAATCATATCAATACGAGCAGAAGATATAACCGTAACCGTTACACCATTGGCGTCATAACATGAGTTTACAAGTACGAGATAACATTCACTCAGGAATCGAGTTTCAGTTCCCGTCTCTCTATAAAGAAGATGGGCACTTTATGGTCGAGTTCACGAAAGCTTATTACAAGTTTGTCGATCAACAGATGGACCGTGACATACCTAAGCTGAGAGATATCGATACTACTCTCGCATCTTTCTTAATATTTTTTAAAAAGAAATATCTAGCTGACTTACCACTAGACACGATAATCGATACACGCTTTATTATTAAGCATGTAACTGATCTATACAAAAGAAAGGGTACTAAAGAATCCCTTGAACTTCTCTTTCAATTATTCTATGATGAAGAGATCGAAGTCTTTTATCCTAGCACCAACATTCTAAGACCGTCTGACTCTGTATGGGGTGGTGATGCGTACTTAGAAATGAAGCCAGTGTTTGTTGTAGATGATTATCCTATTAGTAAGGGTGATAGAATTAAAGGTGACATATCATTAGCTAGTGCATTCGTTGATGAGATCATCTTCGTTAACTTCTCGGGCTCATTGACACCTGTTGCTTATCTATCAAACATCACAGGCAAGTTTATATCAGATGATGGCATCTTTATCACACGACTAGGTGTTACGTCTGTTGTAGGCAAGCTTATCGCTGGTTCTATAAGCGAGACATCTGTTACTTCAGCAGTCAGACTACCTGGTCAAAAAGTTGGTGACAAAGTAAACCTAGTATCAGACTTATCTGGTGTAAGTGCTACAGCAACAATATTAAGTGTAAGTGATGTAATTACAGGTCAGATAGATTTCAGAGTTGTAGATGGTGGTTTTGGATATGTCAACCCCTTATCTAATACTGCAAGTAATATTGTCGGTGTAAGTAATCAAGTTATCATTGTTAAACAATCAAGCACGACTGCTATTAGTAAAGGACAGATTGTTACGTTTGATCAAGCCGCTCTTACTGGTTCAGGTGTAGCTGATGGTGGCTCAAATGTATATGCTACAACACCAACTCCTATTCACGGATCAGGAAAAGTAATATCTTACGTACACCCCCTATTATATTTACAGACAAACACAGACGCAGAGAGAACAACTAAGCTAACAGCAACCGAGTCAAGTGGCACATACATTAACCAAAAAGTTATTGTAGTAGAGATGCTTAAGACATTGCTAGGCACTCCCACAACTAATGCTGACTGGGATTTAATATTAAAGTCGGTTAGTCCTAACGGATATGTATATGGAGACATTACTAATTCGGGCGGCTTCACGACAGCAGACGCAGTAGTCATGGGACATTATATTGGTGGAACGACTCCCGCACCAACTACTGCACAAGTCAATCACATTGAAACACATCTATTACCTGCTCTAGGAATATTCAAGCAGTTCAATCTAATGCCTGTTAGTCCAACTAATGCCGCTGCCGCTGTAATTCCTTTTCAGGAAGCTACATTCAAAATAAATGATATAGCAACCGCAGTCGCTGTTACCATTGGCGGCTTCAATGACAGTGCATCATATGAAGTGGCATCTATCGCTGACACTGAATACGTTACATTGATAACTGATCAGATTGGTGACTATGTGGATGTTGCATTATCTAGTGCTGATTATCTAATGAGTGGTGTAGGACAAGAGTCGATATCGACAACACTTAAAGATGCGTTCACGCCTCTGACTGTAGAGTTAGGAGCTATCAACGAGATAAAAGTACTTAGTTCTGGTAATGATTTCGAGAGTGACGTTTATAGTAATATAGAACATACAAACATTTCTAAGTTTGATAAGAGAGATGTTATTATTAATTTTGCCGATATGTCGTTTGCTTCTAGTTTAAGAAAAGGCGATAAGATTCAGCAGACACGAGAGATCGAAGACCTTGCTATTGCATCACAAGCAGGCAACGTAGATGCTACAACGCTCGGCATGTCTAATACCACAGGTGCATACCCAAGTACAACAACTATCACGAAGAGTTCGGGCTCTACTATCCCGTACACAGTGAAGGCTAAGTTTATTAAGAGAGATGGTAACGACTTCTACTTCAGACAATTAACATTCTATGACTTTGTTAAAAGTGTAGGCATTAATATATCGAATAACATATATGCAGTAGAGGGCATTAGGCTAGACCCAAACTCTTTACCTATGGGCAACAACGCAGAGATATCAGGCATAGCTAGTTATCAAACTGGACAGGTAGAAGCGGTTGCAACTGTTAACAGTGGATACAGATATGCAGATAATGAAACACTCTCTATTGTAAATTACGAACCTCTTAGCGACTCATACAAGAAGATAGTTGGCAATTTAACAATTAGAACTTTGGGCGCAGGAGCGACAGAAGGTAGGTGGAAAACGGCAACATCTTTCTTGAGTGAAAAGAGTAAGAAGCTCCACGATAACTTTTATTACCAAGAGTACTCATATGAAGTATCTTCTATAATTGATCCTAGTAAGTATGAGCCTCTAATACGTGACACAATTGGTGTAGCGGGCACAAAAGTCTTCAGTGCGCCTTTGATAAATAGTACTAACAATGTACAGTCTACGATAGATGTAGAATTCGAAGTGTATGATATATCAGAAGAGTCCACTATGACAGAAGATGGAGTCGATGTGATTACGACTCAATCAGGAGCAGATAATTTAGTCGCAGTGATCGTTACACTAGATGAAGCTACATCACTAAGTATAACAACGTCTATAGGAACTTAAAGAATGGCAACAATAACATTTGTATCTGACGGTGATCCTTACCCAGCTTTAGCTGGAGCACCACTGGCGAATATTGGTAACAGATTGTTTCCTGGTAATCCTAATACTATCGTTGATCAGACACATAACTACACATTCAATTATAGAGGTGGTGCTAACACAAGTAATCCACACACTACAACTCTAGGTGCTATGGGCATCACCTTGAATGGTGTTGTAATTTTTAATCCTATGTCTGGACCAGGTCCACTACCAGGTAGTACTGTAGTACCTCCTACTGGGTTTCAGTGGGACGCTGTTTACAATGAGAGTAGTTATGGAGCTGATGCTTGCGGTGGTCATCCAGAAGAGAACGGTGAGTACCATTATCATTCTGGCAAATTCTTAATCAATGGTTGGAAGGGTGTAGCGAAAGTAGAAGCATCTAATGCGTACTTCTCTGGTACATCGTTTGGTACTGATAAGTTTAGACACGCAAACGGACACTCTAAGATTGTTGGATTTGCATTCGATGGTTATCCTATCTACGGACCATTCGCAAACATATTTGCAACTGACTCATCGCAGGGCGTAAGACAGATGACTAGTTCATATAGAACTAAGCCAATAATAGCTGACGGTAGAGTGTATTCATACACTCAGTATCCTGCGGGAACGTTCATACAAGATTATGAATTCGTGAATAACTTAGGCACACTAGATGAATATAATGGAAGATTTTGTCACACTCCTGATTTTCCAACGGGCACATATGCATACTTCTTAACTTTCGACAATGGCAATTTAACGGCTCCAGCATACCCATATATACTAGGTCCACAAACAAAAGAACAAAGACCAGTAGGCGGCGTGTAATGATATTAACAGGAATAAACGGATAGAATAATGGCAAAAATCATCACAGAAAACTTTAGAGTCGAAACGTCTAACGAACTTTTTAATTCGTTCAAGAACACTAACGCTACTATAGAGAATAATTTCTATGCGTCCATTGGCACATATAATACAGTCAATTCTTTAGGCTTGACCACTGAAGATAAAGTTGGCATTCAGTCAATTGTTACCACACAGTTGAAAACTTTAGCCGCTGACTCGAACTACTATATTGTAGGATCAAGTGTGGATAAAGCTAATAACATTCTTAACACTCAGGCAGAGAAGAGAGACTTTCAGCGTAGAATAATCTTCGGTAACAAAGTGAATGACACAGATGTTCGCTACATGTTCTATAAGAATGTTTGGCAAAGCAATACAGTGTATGATGACTTTGATGATATGCAAGATATTACTCAAGTTAACTCCATTGTTACTGTAGCTGACGATGAACAAGGCTTTCTAGTATTTAAATGTCTGGAAAATAATAACGGTGGTCTATCTAGTGTTACTCCATCATTAACTGGAATTGATCCAAACTCGTATGAGTTTATCGCTACTGCTGATAACTACATATGGAAATACATGTTCAAAGTATCTTCTTCAGATGCAAACATATATAAAACTACAGATAGTTTGCCTCTACCTTCTACGTATGGAGACGTAGATGTTATAGCGGCTGCAAAAGAAACTATCTCTCAAATTATAATTGAAGAGACGCCTAGTAATCAGTGGGCGCAGTACTTATTCGGAGCGGCAACTGCTTCTACTAATGCTTCAGACGTAATCGTATTTGCTAGTACACAGTCAACATCAATGAAGTTCGTTCAAGTTGACATCACTCCTAAAACTACGTTTACACAGTATAGCACAGAAGATGCCTATAAAAATATGTATCTGAAGTCTGGCGATAAGTTGTACGACATACTTGGTACCAAATACTTAAGTACTAATAGAGTGGAACTTAGGATGGAGACAACAGACGCTATAGAAGATCAATCAACTTGTCAACTAGTGCCTAAACTTAGAGTTAGTTCAAGTACTCTAACGGGTGAGCGTTGCAAGGCTTACGGCATCATTAATCAGTTCGGCACACTAATTCGAATTGGATTTGAAACTAAAGGAAGCGAATATAAGTTTGCTACTGCCGAGTTAGTTTATCCGCCTAGTCTCACACAAGCAGTAACAACTAAGCTTCGATGTGTAGTATCACCAAGTGGCGGGCATGGATCTAATCCAATCGCCGAGTTGGCTTCAAGTAGGCTGGCTATCATCACAAACTTCTCTGGTGAATCATTACAGATACCTGACTCGAACACATATACGAAAGTTGGACTAATTAAGAATCCAAAGTTCACTGATGGAAACTTTGCGGCACAGTTTGATAATAGAACAAGCATCACGGTTTCTGATGATCAATCAGCAGTCGCATTACCTAACTACTTCGTACAACAATATATTAAAACAGTAAACGCAACTTCACTACAAGTCGGTGTGACTTATGTGATTACCGATCTGGGCACAACAACACAAGAACAATGGAACGGCATGGCTGGCACAAGCTTAGTGACTTACGCAATTGGCACAACTTTCGTTGCTCATTCGAGCTACACAGTCAACGCCGCACTTGGCACAGGCACTACTAGCACCAGTAGAGGAGCACCAGATCAGGACGTGGATCTAAATACAGGTGATGAAGTCATTACAGCTAAAATTCACCAGTCAGTGGTGTCAGGTGGCAACACAACAATACATCTAGTGGACTACTATGGAGCATTTGAAAATAAGTTTCATAAAGGACCTATATCCGTTAAAGCGGATCTAGTTACTCCAGTCTCTGCTGAACTTAGTATAAATAATGCTAGTACAGATGTAGTTTATGGGAAATACACACCGTATACTGG